AGGCATCACATCCGGATGCTCGCGTACAAACTATCGTAGCTGCGCGGTTGGGTACTAAGTCAACGCTAGAAGAAACTCGTACGCAACGGTTCATAGAGATTGCACAACGTGGGGACTTACCCGTACCGATTCGGTATTACGCTGCACACACTGGCCGCTTCGGAGGCGACGATAAAATTAATCTTCAAAACTTACCTAGCCGGGGTGCTAACGGTAACCAGCTTAAAAAAGCTATCGTTGCGCCCAAAGGATACACAATTATCGATGCAGATTCTGCGCAGATAGAAGCACGTGTACTAGCTTGGCTTGCAGGTCAGTTTGATTTACTAGATGCGTTCACTAACAACGAAGACGTATACAAAAAAATGGCCTCGGTTATCTACAACAAGCATAGCGATGAGATTACCAAAGAACTTAGATTTGTTGGTAAAACAACGATCCTCGGATGCGGATACGGCATGGGTGCAGTAAAGTTTCAAGACCAACTAAAAACGTCTGGTGTTGAGGTCGAGTTAGAAGAAGCTCGGAGGATCATCGAGGTGTATAGGCGGACTAATAGCAAAGTGACTACGTTGTGGAGGCATGCACAAAACGCAATAGTGTGCCTGTCACGCGGTGACTACGCCGAATTGGGTAAACCCGGCGTGCTGTCTTTAGTACCGGAAGAGCGTGCTATCAAATTACCTAGTGGCCTGCTTATGCGCTACGACGACCTTAGTTTCGATAAGACCGATAAGGGTGAGGAATACCACTACAAGACTCGCAAAGGACGCACTCGTATATACGGCGGTAAGGTAGTAGAGAACGTATGCCAAGCGATTGCACGGTGCATCATTGCAGAGCAGATGCTAAAGATTAGTAGGCGGTACAAGGTTGTACTTACAGTGCACGATGCCATAGCCGTATGCGTGCCCGATGCCGAGGCTGAGGATGCTCAGAAGTATGTTGAGTTGTGTATGCGCTGGGTGCCAGAGTGGGCCACGGGGCTACCACTAAACTGTGAATCCGGTATGGGTAAATCTTATGGAGACTGCTAATGAATACACCAGTAAAAATTCCTGCATGGTCGTTCTCATCGATTAAAACGTTTGACCAGTGCCCTAAAAAGTTTTACCACTTAAAGGTAGTCAAGGACGTTAAAGAAGACCAAGGCGCTGCACACCTCACGTACGGTACGCAGTTCCACGAAGCCGCTGAGTTATACATCCGCGACGACAAACCGATACCCCCGGAGTTTAAGTTTGCCAAGAGCACACTGGATAATTTGAAGAATAGGCCGGGGCAAAAACTGTGCGAGTATGAGATGGGCTTAACCGCTAACCTTGAGCCGTGCGGGTTCAAAGATTCCAACGTGTGGTGGCGCGGTATCGCTGACTTAATTATTCTCGAAGACGACGGTACAGCACGGGTGCTGGACTATAAGACGGGCAAGTCCGCGAAGTACGCAGATACCGGGCAGCTTGAGCTCATGGCCTTAGCAATATTCAAGCACTTCCCGGAGGTTAAACGTGTCAAGGCAGGGCTACTATTTGTTGTTGCCAACGAATTTCCGAAGGCTAACTATGATCGTTCTGACGAGCAAAAGCTGTGGGCTAAATGGCTAGGTGACTACGGGCGCATGAAACGCGCTTACGAGACAGGTGTGTGGAACCCGAAAACTTCAGGCCTTTGTAAAAAGCATTGCGTTGTTCTATCATGTGCCCATAACGGAAGGAGCTAATATGCCGTATACGAAGTCACCACGCCCCTATAAAGAGGAGTACCAAAAGCAAGTCGCCCGAGGCGAACTGGACAACCGCATGGAGCGCCAGCGGGCACGGCGGGCTATGGATAAAACCGGGGAAGATAAGAACGGTAACGGCAAAGCCGACAAGCGCGAGGGTAAAGACATCGACCACATCAAGATGCTATCCAAGGGCGGCAGTAACAAAGACGGCGTACGTATAGTCACCCCCACCAAAAATCGTGCCCGTAATGGGCATAGCGCACAAAAACCGGGTAGTAAGAAACCCGCTTGACGGATACCGCGCATAGCGGCACGATAAAAAATCAACAGCGATGAGAGCAAATGGCAGGCCCGTTTGCTCCGTTAAGCCGTTTGCGGAGAAATACAAAGACATGGAAATTATTGACAACAAAGCGTTGCTGCTTACAGTACGCAACCCGCAGCAGATTACTGCGGTGATACCCAAAAGTAAAGAACTTTCCGGCAATAGAGTAGTAGTGCATTGGGGGCTAGACGAGGCGCAGGTACTGCGCAACATGCGTATAAAAAACGTACCCTCCCCCATTCTTGGACAGTACGATTGGCCGGGACAACACAAACCTTTCGACCACCAGCGGGCTACTTCGGCGTTCCTCACTATGAACCGCCGTGCGTTCTGCTTCAACGAGCAGGGCACAGGAAAAACCGGCTCTGTTATTTGGGCAGCAGACTACTTGATTAGGACCAAGCGAGTACGCCGGGTGTTAGTTATATGCCCTCTATCTATTATGGACTCCGCATGGAGAGCTGACCTATTCAAGTTCGCTATGCACCGTAACGTAGACATTGCATACGGAGCTAAAGACAAGCGCCGCGCCATCATCAACGGCACTGCCGAGTTTGTCATCATCAACTATGACGGTGTAGAAATCGTAGCCGAGGACATTGCACGGGGTGGGTTCGATCTAATTGTTATAGACGAAGCAAACTCCTATAAAAACGTCCAGACTAAGCGATGGAAAGTACTTAACTCCCTAGTCAAGCCGGAGACGTGGTTGTGGATGATGACCGGTACTCCTGCGGCACAGTCCCCTCTTGATGCATACGGTCTGGCCAAGCTAGTCAACCCCTCCTGCGTACCTAAGTTCTTCACTTCGTACCGTGACATGGTGATGGTAAAGCTAACTAACTTTCGCTGGGTAGCCAAAGAAAACGCAACCCAAACAGTATTTAACGCTCTGCAACCCGCCATTCGGTTTACTAAAGACGAGTGCTTAGATCTGCCGGAAATGACGTACGTCAAACGCGCAGTAGAGTTGACCAAGCAGCAGCAGAAGTACTACGACCTACTCAAAAAACGTATGGTAGTGCAAGCCGCGGGCGAGGAAATTACTTCGGTTAACGCAGCGGTCAACATGAGTAAGCTCCTGCAAATATCTTGCGGTGCGGTGTACTCTGATACAGGCGAGACATTGGAGTTTGATATTAGCAAACGGTACTCGGTGCTGACGGAAGTGATCGACGAGTCAAGCCAGAAGGTATTGATATTTGTACCGTTCAAACACATCATCAATATCCTGTCAGAAAAGCTAACCTCCGATGGGTACACTAACGCAGTTATAAACGGGGACGTGCCCGTAGGTAGGCGCACTGAAATATTCAAAGCGTTCCAAGAGACCCCGAACCCCCAAGTACTAGTCATCCAGCCGCAAGCCGCTGCCCACGGGGTTACGCTGACCGCAGCTAACACAACGGTATGGTGGGGACCAACGTCTTCGCTAGAGATATACGCACAGGCTAACGCCCGGATGCACCGCAGCGGCCAACACCACCCATCGACAGTAGTACAGCTTGTTGGGTCTGCTATGGAACGTCATGTTTATAGCCTTTTAGATAAAAGAATAGACGTACACTCAAAGTTAGTTGATTTTTACAAAGAAATGCTTGACTAGCATACAAAACAACGCTATACTATATACTTCAGCAACAAACGGAGAAACGAAATGACAGAAGGTACGGACCTACCGCCCCCCACTGTGCCAGTTGAGCGGCTAGTAAAAGTCTACTTAAAGATGAACGCCAAACTGACAGAGATGAATACCGCGCACGATGCCGACGAGAAAGCTCTCAGAGCAAACATGGCCACGGTAAAGTCAGCACTTTTGAAATACTGCAAGGAGCAAAACGTTGAGAGCGTACGTACTACCGAGGGTTTGTTCTACAGGGGCGTAACTACCCGCTACTGGACAAATAACTGGGAGGCTATGGGCAAGTTTGTGATGGAGCACGGCGTGCCAGATCTCTATGAGAAACGCTTGCATCAGGGTAACACCAAGCAGTTTTTAGAAGACAACCCCGAATTGCTACCACCGGGGCTAAACGTGGATAGCGAGTACACCATTACCGTAAGGAGAAAATAACATGGAAGAGCCATTTGTACCGATTGAAGATTTAGCCAAGCACTTTACAGTTTCCATTTCCACAGCCCGTGCATGGGTGCGGCAAGGACTTATTCCAAAAGAAACATACGTAAAGGTGGGTAGCACCTACCGATTCAAAGTTTCCAAGGTAGTAGCCGCATTGTCAAATGCACCGAAAGAAGTTGTAGTTGCTGATACCCATAACGAACCAGTACAACTGGAAATTGACTTTAACCCTGACCCCGACCAAGACATCTAAGGAGAAACACTATGTCAAACGAAATGAGCCTTTTCGGTAACCAATCCGCCGCTGCATCCGCACTACTGCAAGGACTGCAAGACGACCTAACAAGCAAGATTTCTGGTGGTGGTGGTGGTAGCCGCCGTATCAGTATCGAGGGTAACGTATTCCGGGAATTCATCGGCGGCAAAGAAGTCCGCGTATCTGACGAACGTACTATGCAGGTTGTCATCATCAATGCAGCTGCTGTTGGTCGCACGTTCTATTCCGGCACGTATGTAAAGGGCCAGAAGATGAAGCCTACGTGCTGGTCTACAGACACGCAAGCCCCCGCTGCGGAAGTACCCGCTGATACCCGCCAATCTATTTTCTGCAAAGACTGCAAGCAAAATATTAAAGGTTCCGCTGCACAGGGTGATGGTCGGGCATGCCGATTCTCCCAACGAATTGCTGTGGCATTGGCTAGCGATGATGGTGTTGACGAAAACGTGTACCAGCTTAGTCTGCCCGCCACTTCGGTATTCGGTGACGCTGAAGGTCAGAAGATGCCACTGCAAGCTTACGGAAGGTATCTTAAAGCGCATAACACGCACGTTATTAGCGTAGTTACCGAAGTCAAGTTTGACTCCGCGGGTCAGATGAAGTTGGTATTTAAACCGCTTCGTCCGTTGAACGAGTCTGAGCTGCGTACGGTGTTGCCACTGCGCGACCATCCGGATACTACCAAGGCTATCACTATGACTGTGAGCCAGATGGATACGACTACGGAAGTGTCGCTTCCTGCCCCACCTGTGCCTGCACCAGCTACAAAACCTACCGTTAAGAAAGCGGAAGTAGTGCAAGAAGAGCAAGTAGACGAGCCTAAGAAAGTTGTTAAAAAATCCGCCGTCGTAGAGCCTACCGAGAAATCTGACTTGGCTGACATTGTTGGAAACTGGGACGACTGATTTAGTTTACGGGGGTGGGGTAGCTCCTCACCCCTCTTTTTCAGTTTTCCCTCTCACACCAATGATCGGCGGATATGGACACAAAAATATTTTTGGAGACGGTGCTGGGGGATGAAGGTAGCTATTGCATATGGGCACATCGGATCTCCGACAAGCGCCTTGTACAAAAGTTTTACGATAACCTCGATGCTGTTTTGCAAGCGGCACATAATCTCGATACGGAAGGCTTCGATGCGTACTTTGCTTTAGGTACATTTATTGAAGCGGGGTCTAGAAGCGCTAGTAATATACAGCAGCTCAGATCGTTATTTCTGGACTTAGATTGTGGGGCAACGAAAGATTACGAAGACCAGAAGAGTGCAATAAATGCACTGCAAATATTCTGTAAACAACTTAGCTTACCCCGGCCTACGGTAGTTAATTCCGGGCGCGGTATTCATGCATACTGGCCACTAACAGTACCCGCATCTCGTGAAGAGTGGTCGGCAGTTGCAGAGCGATTAAAGTCTGCGTGCAGAAAACACGGGCTCAAAGCCGACCCGGTAGTTACAGCGGATGCTGCGCGGGTATTACGTATTCCGGGTACGCGCAACCACAAGAACTCGCCACCATCACCGGTATTGCTGCTAGGAACTATTAGTCCCGCAGTGGACCTTGATGCGTTTGCTAAGCTACTCGGCGCAGAAACCGAGACTGACATATTCAATGCGCCAAGCAAGTACGTACCGAGCGAACCAGATTCGTTGATGCAGGCTTTATCCGGTAGTGTTATCAACCGGTTTAAAAATATCATGGTCAAAACCCTCGCGGGTGCAGGCTGTGCTCAGCTTGGCAATATCGTCAAGAACCAACGAGGTATAAGCGAACCCTTGTGGCGGGCTGGACTATCGATTGCGAAGTTTTGCACCGATGGTGAAAAGTCTATTCATCGGCTGTCCGAAAAGCACGAAGGGTATACCCCGGAAAGTACCGAAGAGAAAGCTGCACTTATTCGTGGGCCGTACCTGTGCGAACGCTTCAACGAATACAACACCGGAGTATGCACCGACTGCTCTCACTGGGGCAAAATTAAGTCCCCAATATCGCTAGGTCGAGAAGTTTTGGAAGCTACCGGAGATGACAACATCGTTCTCCAGAAGCCACTTAACGTAGTCAATTCGGTAGTAATCCAGTACGTTATACCGAAGTACCCGCAGCCATATTTTCGTGGTAAGGGTGGCGGTGTTTTTAAGCACGAGAAAGACGAAGACGGAGAACCAAAAGACAAGATAGTTTATTTCAACGACTTGTATGTTGTCCGTAGATTGAAAGATGCCGATAGCGGAGAAGCGCTTGTAATGCGGTTGCACCTACCAAAAGACGGTGTACGTGAGTTCACAGTGCCACTTACCGCCGTAGGTACTAAGGATGAATTTCGCAAGTGCCTTGCCATGCAGGGTGTAGCGGTTTTAAACGTATCAGAGTTAATGGAGTACACGATGAAATGGGTAACAGAACTGCAATACGCATCAGAAGCTGAGGAGTCCCAACGCCAATTTGGTTGGATAGACGACTCGGGTACTTGCTTTGCCGCGGGTAATATGCTGATCTATAAAGACCGGGTAGAAGTCAATGCGCCGTCGAGCGCAACAGTCGGCCTATTCCCGTACTTTCAACCCAAGGGTACGCTTGATGGGTGGAAGAAAACAATGGAGTTCTACAACCGTCCGGGTATGGAGGCGCACCAGTTTATGGTCGGTCTACAGTTTGGTGCACAGCTCATGGAGTTTCAACCAATCAATGCTGCCGCGTTTCATATGTATAGCAAAGAGTCAGGCCTCGGCAAGACAACAGGTATGCTAGCTGGCGCTTCTGTCTGGGGTAACCCCGACTTACTAATGCTGCAAGAGAGGGATACGTTTAACTCCAAAATGAACCGAGCCGAAGCGTACAAAAACTTTGCGGTGTACATGGACGAGATGACCAACACTAAACCGCAAGACTTGTCTGACTGGGCGTACCAACTACCAAGCGGGTTACAGCGTAACCGGATGGGTGCTAAAGCTAATACAGAACGTACGCGGGGTAAGCCGTGGAAGACGCTATTCGGCACAACAGGCAACACAGATATGCTAGAGCGTATCTCTATGTACAAGGCACTGCCCAAGGCTGAGGCTCAGCGGGTACTCCAGCACCGGGTTGAGCGCGTGCAGTTTGCGACTAAGCACGAGACCGATCAGTTTGCTTCGGAGATAAAAGACAACTACGGTCACGCGGGAGTCGTCTATGTGCAGTACATCATGAACAACTTGGAAGATGCCAAGTTACTAGCTAACGCAGTGCAGAAGAAGATCGATATCAGAGCCGCTCTATCTGCGGAAAATAGATTTTGGTCGACCCTTGTATCGCGCAGCATTACCGGCTTGATGTTAGCTAAGCGCGTAGGTTTAATCGATTGGAAAATCGAACCGCTTGTGCAGTGGACTATTGAAGTCATGGCTCGCGCAAAGAACGCGGTTAACGATATGAACACCGATGTCGAGGCAGTGCTTACTGATTACTTGGCCGAAAACTATAACAGTATGCTTCGTATTAAATCAACCGACGATGCGCGTCGTCAGCCCGTAGGTATAGACCAGCTCATAACTCCGGAAGCTACACCAAGGGGGAACAACTTTGTCGCACGGTACGAATACGACGTAAAGAAGCTATACCTTATGACTAAACCACTCCGGCTATGGTGTGTTCGCCAGCAGATCGAGTACAACGGGTTTATAGAGAGCTTGAAGACAGGCCGTACGAAAGCAACTCGTGCTAAGGTGCGGTTATCTAAAGGCACCTACATGAGTCTACCCCCCGTTGATGTTCTAGTTGTTGACTGCACAGGGTTTATGGATGACGATGCTGAAGAAACTATGGCTACAACCGCCGCGCTCTTTCAAATACAGACTTAAAGTTGACGACCTAGCCCCGGACGGAGTACCCATTCAAATTGCATGGGGCAAACTAATTCCGGGGTCGTCAGTATTTGTACCTTGTATTGATACCGTAGAGTGTGGTCGACAGATACACGCAGTCGCTATGCACTACGACTGGTCCCTAGACATGCGCGTTGTAATCGACGGTGGTCGTTGGGGTATTCGTTTTTGGAGAGTGATGTGATACTATTACGCTCAGCAGTTGTCCACTGTTTCGTTTCTCCGACGATCTTACCCCCGGCTTATCACCGGGGGTTTTTTATTCCTCGTCAAACTCCGAAGCACTTTGCAGTAACTCGTTGCGCATAACCGGGTTGAGCGTAATACCGTTAAACATTTTGGAAGATGTTCGTATGTGCTGAGCCATAGAGTTACGGATGTACTCGCCGGACACTAGTCCCGGATGTTTTTCACCGAGCTTTATTAGGTCGTCTATATACCCTGCTGCGGCATCGCTGTCACCGTTACGTGACGCAGTGAAATACTTACGGGCTAGCTCACTACGCATTTTTACTGCCTTCTCGCGGTTCTTTAGCGAGGAGTTAATTTCGATCTGCTGTAAATACTCCGCAGGGGCAAGGCCGATAGCTTGGGCTAGCGAGTGACCAACACCAACTTCTCCAACGATTGGGTCCCCACGCAGTGTATTTGCACCCTCGGTTCCGTACCGGTAGCCTTTCAGGACGTTACCAAATGCCGAAGGTAAAAACTGCTCCATACCACGCATAACTTCACCGTCGCTAATAAGCTTACCGCCACGGATAATCCGATCGGTCACGCCGTATACCGGACCCCCAGCCAACTGCAACAAGCTAAGAATCATGTTGTCTTGGTTCTGATACCCCGTGCTGTTGAGCAACAGGTCGGTTAGGCCAATACGGTTTGATACTGCTGTACCGGTTAGCGCGTTGATAGCTCCGTTAAACATACCCTCCCCAAGATACTTCAGAGCTGCGGTTTCAAAGTTGTCTTCGTCTTCATCCCGACCAAACAAGTTATACATCGCAGCTACGACACCAAACATTGGTACGCCCTGCACGCCAGCCATCATCGCAGACATCGCATAGACACCCGCTATTTGGCGCTTGGCAGCGGAACGAATTTCTGGATCTTCAGATGACATAGCATCTTTAGTTGTCTTGAACATCATGTAGTACATCGACACGCCGTAGCGCTTGTACATAAATACTATTTTCCCCAACGAGCTTTTAGCAAGAAGCGGCGCACTGTTAGCCGATGCACCTCCGTTGAGTAGTTCAGATACCCGGATAGATTCTTCTGCCGCAGCTGTGCGATCTTCGGTTGTCAGTTCTTTACCTTTGTTGGCTTTGCGCATGCGGCCTAGCTCAAGGTTATATGCCGTAACTAAAGCAACTTGGCGGTTCATACGTTCGCCGTGGTGGAATATAAAACCCATCCAAGAATTAATTTTGTTGAGTGCACCACCCTCTTTGCCTGCATCCAACACATCGCTCGTCATAGAACGAGTTAACATCCCATACTCGCTAGTCAGGTCAGCCAGCTCTTTAAGATCTTTAATCTCTTTGGGTATACCCTTAGCGTTGAAGTCGTAGTTATCCAGCGAGAACGCCGCCCGGACTTCGATCTCTTCTTTACTACCCGTCATATCGGACTTGCGTTTTAGACCACTACCCATAAACGCACGGGTCGCTTGCCCTATTGCTTTATTTGTTTCCCCATAGCCGTATTTAGCGCCAAGGTACGGCATGACGATTAGCGGAATCTGACTCATGTTAACGAGTACTGAAGAGATATTGCCACCCAATGTATAACCGAATGCAATAGACGTAGCTACTTTAGACCACTCTGCAATGTCAGGCGCGACCATTGTTCCGATATGCGCGTCAAGTACGTCAAATAACATACGAGCTTCATCGCTACGATTCTTAGTATCGATGTGGTTTTTCATTTCGTCACGTAGCTTATACATCTTGGAGCCGTACTCAAGATTAGCCATCTGGTGAGCCATATTGATAGACTTGTTGTAGAACACATGCGAAGCATCAGTGTCGAAACCTAACGTACCTAGCCGCGAACGGAACGCCTGTGCAAACGACGACTCGGGTAACGTGTCCAAGAATACTCGCATTACCTGATCGGTAACTTCGGCATCGACCTTGTTAGTCTCTAACACCTTGAGGATGCTATTTACAAACGAGGTTGACGGCGCATCTTTATAGTTCCGCTTGCTTGCAGGGGAAGATTTCTGCACCGACTTAGCATCTACATCTTTGTCAGCTTTAAGCATGGCAATCGCACGGCCTTGCTCAACCGACGTTTTAAACGCCATCTTGAAATATTCCAAGTTGCCATCTGGCCCCTTGCCGTGGTACGTAACCCAGTGCGTGCCCTCACGCATAAGCGGGAAGTACGGGTCAATCTTGCCCTTAGTAGCTAGCCGTTTGTATATTTCGGTTTTCAGCTTCTTAGCTTCGTCTGGGTCTTTAACCGAATCGTCGATACGACCAAACAAAAGATTTATTACCTGCTCATGGGTCTCTACGTAAGAGTCGCGCATCTGCGTGTAGATAGCTTTACCTTCGGTGCCTAATGCGTTCCAGTCTTTCTGCAACGCATCCCATATAACTTGCTTATCAGCACCGCTCTTAGAAGTCTTCCCTTTGTACTCTCCACGGGGTTTACTCGGGTCAACTTCTTCGACTGTAGACCTAGCGATTACGTTATTCAATATTGTTTCTTTATCTGGGTTTCCCTTTACCCACTTCTGGATACGCTGCATCGTACCGTCAACTTTTTGTCGGCGCTTGTCGATCGAGCCACCCCATTGCTTCTCAAGTGTGTCGAGCTGCTTAGCCATTGGAATTTCTTTGGCGGCTACGTCAGTCAAAGCGTTGAGAGGCAAACTGCCAAGCACCGTGCGCTTGGCCACCGAAGGAATCTTGTCCCGCAAAATATCGTAGATACCACCAACGTATGTGTTGTCTAGCGCAGGCAAAGACATAATCTTTTTGTCCATTGCCGCAAACACGTCCTTAACTGTGCCCAACATAGAAGCTTCGTGCAAAGTACCTAGTGGAGCTCCGTTAGGGGATATGATCTGCATAGCCAGTACGTCAACGGCATCTAGCGCAGAGCCAAGACCTTTCGTTGGAATACCAACCAAGCTACGTAGGTAGTTAGATACTGCGCTGAAGAATCGGTTTAGCGCACTGATAGGCTCCCCTTTAGGGTTAACCTGCGCCAGCTTCTGCTGAAACTCTGGATTGCTAAATGCTTCGGAAACAAACTCATCCAGCGACTGCGTACCGTATGCAGTATCCAAAGAACCTTTAACGTCGGCAAACAACTGTGTGAGCTGCTTAGTTGCTGGATGGCTCTTGTTACCCAATACCTTATGAACAGCTGCGTGAGTTAGCTCGTGGATCAGCGCATGGGCGTTTAAGCCCGTAGCGGAGTCCAGCCGAATTGTGTTTGTGTTGGGGTTGTAGTCACCCGCTAGTGCGCGTCCCGTCGCTGATTTCAGATCACTAACTATTTCAACCTTTACGCCTGTCAGCGCCCTGGCCAACACTCGCGCAATCTTTGCACCGCGGCCAGTAAGTTGACCGGCAAACATAGTCAACGCAGCGTTAACGTCACCCGAACGTAATGCCGCAGTTACTTGCGGGTCTAGCGGCATAAATATACGTACCGATTCTTGGACCAACTCGTCGTTCTTTTCGACCGCTTCTTGGAACGCTTTATCCGTCGCTTGCCGCGTGTTGAGTTCGTATAGCCCCCGCTTAGTTTGTGCTTCTGAGGTAATAAAGAAATACTTCATTCGCTCACGCAACACTGTTTTTTGGGCCGGGGTTAGTGTGTTGTAGAACGCTTCTGAATACTTACCGCCCGTACCCGCAAGAAAGTCGTTACCCCCAGACTTACCAAATTTAAGTACGGGCATATCACCACGTTGCATCGCAT